ATAGCAGTAGATTATTAGAATTTCAAGTCTTGATATTTAAGACCTAAAAATCCGTGTATTCCTTCATCATCAATATCCACCTTATAAGATTTCCAACCATAAGGATGGTCTATTTCTTCATCTTCATCAGCTTCTAAATCTCTCCATAGTACATCTACTAAATAGCCTTCTCCGAATACTGTTTCAGATATTACTTCTTCTTCATTATAAACTGCTTCTTCTAAAACCTCATAACCAAGTTTTGTGATTGTATGTTTATGTGTTGGATAGTTGTTACCATTTTCATCTTGTTCTATTCCTAAACCTTCTATTTTAGATTCTGCTTGTTCTTTTGAATTGAATCTATATTTACCTATATGTAATCCCATAATTATATTGTTGTTAATTCTTGTAATTCTAAATCTGTTAATAAAGTATTATAAACTCTTAAATCTTTTACTTTTCCGTAAAAACGAACTGTAGGACCACCAGGTGTAAACTTAATTTGACTTAATCCACTTGGTACAGTTTGAGTTGTTTCAGTTGAACCTATTTGATTTCCATTTACAAAGAATTTAGTATTATTATCTTCATACTTAATCGCTACTTTATGAAAAACTGTTGGGTCTGTTGGTGTAAAATATGCTACTGGTTGATTGTTTATAGCTGCATAAGTTGTACCATTTCTTGAAAACCCTATAAGAACTCTATTTATATTACCCTCCATCATTTAAGCTAATTACTCTTTGAGTATTATCTCCAGTAGATAAAGAAGCAATCTCTGCATATAATACTCCTGCTGTTGAACTTATATAAGAACTTAAACCAGTTTTAGAACACCGAATCCGCACCTCTTGATACTGTTTCTACTTGTTGTTGGAATATATGAAGTTGCGTATCGGTTGTTTTTCCAATTGTGCCCCCCAAATATAAACAAATGATGAAGATGAAGAATCATTATTGTTTATAAATCCACTTGTGTTTCTTGGAGAAAAAAAAGTCCCAAAACTCCCAAAATTATCAGTATTAAATGATATTGATAACCTAACCCAACCATTTATGTGTTCTTCTACACTGGAATTAATTACTGTAAAATTATTACCACCAACACTTGTATTAAGTTCATTTGTGCTAAATTGATATATTGCATCTATTCTGTTTGGGTAATCGCCTTGCCCTCTAATAGCAAAAAAATCTCCTTCTCCTTGTTTTACAAAAATAGAAATTGTCATATTTAACTGTTGTGTAGCTTTAGAAATTCCTTTACCTAAATAGTTATAAGTAGTAGAAGTTCTTTGCAATTTATCAGCAGTTAAATCTCCACTTGGAGAAGTTGTTTGATTAGTTGTTACTGTTGAATTAGTTTTCTGCCACCATTGACTAAAATCTTCACTATAAAGTGCTAAATTAAGACTGTAACGCTCTGATAATAGACTTGGACAGCTTCCATCAGAATAATCCAATGTTGGTACATCTGTTCCTAATTGTTCTATTAAACCATCTTTATTTACTCTTGTTGCAGGTGTATTTCTATCAAAGAATAAATCCCCGTCTCCATTTGTAGGAAGTACAGAATAAACCTTTTCAGGCTTATAACCGCTTGGTATCATTGTTATACTTGGTGTTGCCATATTTTATATCGTTGTTAAACAAGTTAATTCTTCATCTGTTAATGCTTCTTTGAATACTGCTACGCATTTTACTTTTCCTTGAAATGGTTGGAAAGTTGTCGAAAATCCATTAAAATTAACTCTATTTAAACCTATTGGTAAAATAGTACTTGTACTTGTTGCGACTTCAACCCCATTAATCCAAATTGCATAATCCCCAGATTTCCACTTAACAGCAACTTTATCAAAATCAACGTTTGTTGTAGTTGAAGTATGACCAAAACTAACTGAATTGTTTTGCGCTCTTACTTGAATTAGTAGTTTATTATGAATAGGTATTTTAAAAATATTAATTCTACTTTGAGCAGTACCATTGTTAATTGATATACTTGATTCACCATCTACAAATTCAGCAATACTTTTTAATTCAGCATAAAATACCCCCTCTGTTGAACTTATTAAATCACTACTTCCTGCATTTGTTGCTGAATCTACTGCTCTTGTTTCTGGTGAACCACTTGTAGCAATGTATGAAGTTGGATAAGATTTTTCTTCAAATTGCATACCAAAAATATAAACACCACTTACTCCGTCTCCACTAAAAGAATTTGTTTCATTACCAGTAACACCAACGGACAAACTAACAAGAAGCTGTCCCACATTAGTCATTTGAGAAGGGTCTAAAGTAATTGAACATCTATACCAACCATTTCCATAATCATCAATTTTAGCACTAACAAGAGCAGCTGATGTTGCGTTTACATTATAAGTTCCATTATCTAAATTAAACATAACGGCAGTATTAGGTCCGTTTCTTGTTCTTAACATTAAATAATTGTATTCTGCTTTTTTAGCAAAACAAGTAAAAGTATGTAAACCAGTTAAATTTAGAAAATTTCTTCCTATACTCCTATTACCACCAGTTCCATTATCTGGGATTAATTTAAAAGAATTTTGATTTTCCGTTGGGTCTGTAATAGTTGAAGGTGAAACAGAAGCACTTGTAAATGTGAAATAAATTCCTTGACTAAAATCTTCACTGTATTGAATTAAATTTTGACTTTGCGGTTCTAATAACCAACTACCAATACCACCTCTATAATCTATTCTCGGTAAATCAACTCCTATGCTTTCTATATTACCACTTGCGTTTACTCTTGTTCCTGCATCGTTTCTTGTAAATGTAAAATCAGCATAAGGACTTTCGCTTGGCTTAACACTATGTAAAACCCCATCACTATATGCAGTTGGTGTCGTTATTATACTCGCTTTTTCTAATAAATTACTCATTATTCACAGTTTTCTAAATCAGTTAATATTGCAAGTGAAGAAGTTGCATTCTCATAATACGTTGCTCTTGCCTCTAATAAACCTAAAAGTCTTGACCCTTCACTCGGAAAAGCATATTCATAATAAATATTGCCCCATCCTGTTGCAGTTGGATTACCCCACCAAGAACTGTTATATATTTCGTTTGCCATTTTTCTCTTTTTTAGTTAAATACTTCTTTAATTTAACAATATTTGTTTCCTTTGGTTTGTATGATCCTTTCATTATAATACCCAGTTTGAAGAATTAACATCTTTATCTGGATAAACATCAGAATCAGTATTACTTGTATATTCTGGAAATTTAGTACTGTTAAAACACATATAATCAACAAACCTTCTTGTATAATACTCTGCAAAATCTCTTTGCTTTTGTACTAAAAAATCAACTTCATCTTTTGAAACTGTTTCAGCATTTTCTGAATTGTGTTTAAATACTCCACCGTTCTTTACTTGGTAAGCTGCAAAAGGTAAATAATCAACCATTGCATAATGTATCAACATAGGCTGTACATAATCTGTAACAAGTGATAAATAATCCCCTGTTAAAGTATCTGCAATAATATCTGCTGATATTTTATCATATAATTTTCCCCCTAAATAGTTTTGTATATGTATCTCTTGAGAAATCTTAATAAATTGTATAAATTTATCAGTATCTACATTCCCATCAAGAATACTATTCTTTACTAAATCCGTTCTACTTATAAATAATGCTGTTGCCATCTATCTCTTTTTATTTACGAATCCATTATTAGGCATATCCGTTGGTCGCATAGCAACTTCTTTTGCATTTACCTCTGGTTTAAAACCTTCTTTTTTTGCCTTGTTTACACTTATCTCTGCATTTGGATTACCTACATCTGGCTTTCCTTTCTTATTCTTTGCCTTGTATGTTTTACGCATCCAAAAATGATGGCAGTCACCACCGCCTTTATAAAGCCAAATATCATAAGTATCCGCACCGTTTAATCCCCAGCCTGCATTTACCGCTTTTTTACTCATCATATCAATATCTTCTTTACGATATATCTTTTTAGCTTTAACCATTTTCTTGCAAAATTCTCTGCTATTTTCACTAAAAGTTAAAGGTGCATATTGATACCGTACTTTAAACTGTAACCCTTCTTCATTTGTTCCATCTTGACTACTCTTTGCGTTTGGTCTTGCAGTTCCAGTAGTAACAAAATTGTACATTTTAGATAAAATAGATAGTTTAGGATTGTTTAGTTTATTTAATTCTTCATTTAATTCATCTTCAGCATCGTAATCAACCTTTCTTTCATCTATCAACTCCCAATTTTCTAAATCTTCATCTTCTCCAAAGTCCTCAATGTTTGATTGTTTAGACATTTTTACACCAGTTTCTTCTTCTCTTGTTTCTTGATCCTGTACATTCTCTAAATCAATAAACTGTAATGGCTGTAATGTCTTAAAGTATAAGTTTAAAGCACTACCGTTAAACGCTAGTATTCTATCAAAAGCATCTATTAAAAGCTCTTGAAAAGGCTTTATTACAGTGTTATCCATTAGTATGGAAGCTGTTTCTATTTCCTCTGCATTATTTCCAAAACCACTACTATCTTTTATACCTAATAACATAGGAGAAACAACCCTATGTGATACCATTACTTTCTTTTGAGATTCATCAGAAAGGAATTGATATTGGTTATGTGCATCTGATAATTGAACAGGGTTTATATCTGCTGCTGATTCTTTATCATCGTTAAAAGCAAGTATAAATTTACCTGCGTTTGAACTACCTTGAAACTTTTGTTGTATTTTACTTTCTATTAAAGATTGCTTTTTCTTCATCTGGTACTCCATTGTTAAAATTAATCAACATTGAAGGTGCTAAACCATTCATTATATTGTTTAAATGATAGTTTGAAATTTCTTCTTCTAGTTCAGCATATTGTAAACCACCTTGATAATCTGGTGTACTGTAATAGTACATACCAGCTTTGTAAGGTTTTACATATAGTATCTCAATTGGTTTTGGACTTTCTGAAACACCAAAAGCAGGTATTCTTAAAGGTTCTTCACTTGGTTTTATATTAACCCAATCTGGATGATAGTAATACGCTTGTACTTGTTTATCATCAGCACTACATTTTTCTGCTCTTAATGTTTCAATTGGTAAATGCTCAATTTTTACAATACTTTTTTCTATCCTTTGAATAAATTACTTGAATCGCACATTGTCCCTGTTAATTTTAAATCATACGCAAATCTTCTTACATCTTCTTTTTTAAATAAAGTAATCATTTTTGCATATTGCTCTGGCTTTCTTGAACTATCAGTTGCATCTAATCCCCTTCCATAGATCATTTGAGAAATAGCATTGATAACTGCGTTATTTGTTGCACTTCCATTATACCTATCAATTAAAAACTGAAAGTAATTGTTATCAGCACCAAATTCAACCCATTCTTTATTTTTAGATTCAACAATTGCTGGAGATGTGTATGTAGATAAATTAACAAAACTAACTTTTGAGTTGCTTGGTTTACTTACCGTTTGTTTTCTGTATTTATTTATGCGTTTACTCATAGTATTATAAAATCGTTATTACCGCTCTTTGATTTATACTGATTTTTATTTACAGTATAATGCTCATTGTTTGATTGGTTTGTTGATTGTGTTGTGCAGAATATTTTATCTCTGTATATTATATCTAAATCAGTTGTATTAACTAAATCTTCAGATTCTAAAAAAGTCAATAAACAAGTGTTGTTTTCAAATGTTCCACCCAAAGCAATAACCCTTGATTTAAATTCTTCATAATTACCTTTTATCTGATATACTTTTACATCATAAAATCTACCTTCTTTTAAATTAAAGATTGCAGATAACTCAAGATAATTTTTATTAATTGTTGCTGTTGGAAGTATAATAGAAACTTCATCATTTGTACTATCATCTCTTAATTTTATAGTAACAGAAGTATCATATACTCTTGGTATAATCTTAATTGTTTGTGAAGTTGATATTGGCAACAAATGTTTCATATATATATAATACAAAAACATTGTTTTTTTATTTATTTAAAATAAAAAAAAGGAATAATCAATTAAGACTATCCCTTTTTAAAAACCAAAAATGAAAAATTATGCGTTTGGATTTATTTGTGATGCATTAGTATCAGCAGCAAGATCATAAGTTAAACCAACAAAATAAGCTGGTGCCGTTTCCATTGCTTCAAGTGTTAATGTAAAAGATTGTGCATCTCCCATTGCAGCACCAGTAACAATAGAGCCTCCTGTTGTTTCTGTTCCGTTTTCAACACCAATCATAAATAAATTACCATTGTAATCTTCAACGATTACGTGAGGTCTACTAGTTGCTAAAATTTTAATTTCTTCTTGTGTTGCTTTATCTAATACAAGTAAACTTAAATTTAAAGTTTGTGTATAAAATAAACTTCCGTTTTCTCTTGAACTATTAACAGTTGTTTCTAAAGAAGAAGAACCATTAATATCATATTTGTACCAATCTGGAGAACCACCTAAACCAGTGATTTCAGAACCAGTTATAGAAACAGTACCCAAAGTGCCATAATCAGCAAAATAAACTGCTTTTAAGCCTCCAACTGATTTTTTACAAGGTAATGTTCTACCGTTTCCTATTGTTAAACAAGCCATATTATTATATTGTTTTAAATAAAAAAGGGATAGGCTAGAACCCACCCCTTTTTAATGATTATTAATTAATTTATATTATAGTCCTAATCCGTAAGAAACGATATTATCTACAACAGCATACTGAACAGCAGCGGTATAACGTGCGATAAATCTTACATTTTTTGAACCATCCAAATCAGCCATATCTAAAACTTTGATTTCATTGTGATCTGACAATAAACCAGTTCCAAAGAATAAGTTTGATTTAGTTGTAGCGATTGCAGCATTATTTGCTAATCCGTTTGCAGCAACGATTTTGATACCGTTGAAGTATTGGATGTCGATATCTTGGTTTTGACCTTGTGCATTAACACCAGCAGCACCTTGACCGTTTGCTTGGAAACCTCCTAAAGCTGATTTATAAGCTCTAAAGATGTTTGGAGAAACATAGATAAATAAATCTTCTTTGTCATAAACAGCATTTGGTATTTGTGCTTCAATCAATTCTAATTGAGCAATTACGTTTGAAGAATCTATTGCTTCTCCTGTAATTTTCTTTGCTCCTGTATGTCCTGCGTCAGCAGATAATAAAGTTGAGAAACCATCAAATGTTCCAGCTCCTGCTGTTCCACTCCAGATGTCTAATTCAGTTTGCTCTGCAATTTTTTCAGCCATTAATCCGATAAAGTAATCAGAAAAATTAGATGGTAAATTGTCAAATGCAGAATATCCCATTGATACTGCTTCCCAATCTGATTGAAATGGAGTTTTACAAAGTTCTAAATTTACTTGTAATTCTTTTGGCTGAATTACTCTTTCTGTTAAAGTAACAGTTCCAGCAGATGTGAAATCACAAGATGCATTTGCAATTGCTCCTGCTAAATCTACTCTTTTTAAAACTTCTTTGTGTTTTACATTTGGCTTAACTTCGATTAAACCGTTTGAAATTGTTTTACCAGATAAAAGTGCTGCGGATACATATTTCCCTGCAAATTCTCCTGCGTAAGTTGTTGTAATTGTTGGTTGTGGCATTTTTTTATTTATTTATTTTATTAAAAATTCTACTAATTGTTGTACTCTTTGCTTTTTGAGAATAAAGGTTTAATTCTTTTTTATCTGCTAAATTCTCTGGATTGTGTGAAATTCCTTCAACTTCTGGTTCAGCAGATAATTCTACTACTTCTACTTTTGCAAGTTTAAGTTCGTTGATCTCATTTCTTAATTTTTCAATTTCAGAAAAGAACATTTCTTCTGATATTGATTTTACTATTTTCTTTGGAGTTGCTGGTTCAGCTTCTAATTCTTCTTCTTCAACTACTTCTTCAGTTGCAGGTGCTTCTTCTTCAGCTGGTGCTTCTTCTTCAGCTTCAGCTTCTTTTATTTCAGCAATAATACCTTCTTCTTCGATAACGATTACCATTCCTTCTGCTTCGTATCCTCCAACAGGTACAGGCACTCTTTCTTCATCTGCAACGACAAAGATTTCAGCTCCTGCTTCAAATACTTCTGCTTCTAATACAGCACCATTATCAAGTTTCATTTGCTCTAACTTTACTTCAATACCTAGTAAAGTGCGAACTTTGTTTAATGTTTCTTTTGTGTTCATATATTTAGTTAATTATATTTTAAACTCTTTAAGTAATTTATTGTATTTTACTTCAAAATCATTAGATAGTCTTTTATATAAAGCTACTTCTTTAGGTGTTTCAATACCTAATTTTTTTGAGCCAGATTCTAGTTTTTCAATATTAATATTTAAACTCTTTACATTATCCATTATTTCAGCTATATCTCCTTGCAAAGAACTTTTCTCTGACCTTATTATTGTTGCTCTCCTATTTGCGTTTTTTTGATTAGTAAGTGCTTTGTTGTATTGTTTTTTTAAATCATCAACCAAAGCCAATTCAACTTTCTTCGTTGCTAATTCAACTTTTGTTTCTTCAGCTAGTTTATTAAAAACTATTTTCTGTGTGTTCATATATTTAGTTATTTATTTTCTCTTACAAGTTCTTTTCTACTTTCCTCTGCTTTTTGTAATTGTAATTCATAATCTTGAATTGCATTATTAAGATCTCCATAACCATCAATCTTTTTTACATCAACTCCTAATTCTTTAGAAGCAGATTTAATATCATCCATAACTGAAAATGGATTTATTTTAAAAGAACCAACAAATGGGCTTTTTAAATTTAAAGACTTATTAGCTTTTTGTTTAGCAAAAATTACATCCATTTTCGCTTTATTAAATTCGTCTTGTACATCTTTTAATCTTTTTGATTTAGCATTTAAGTCTGATACTGCTTTTTTAGCATCTCCTATAATACTTAACTCAACTTTCTTCGTTGCTAATTCAACTTTATCTGCTTCTGCAAGTTTATTAAAAACTCTTTTTTGTGTGTTCATATATTTAGTTAATTATTAAATAATAAAATTTAGTTATTATTTTGTATTTTGGTTATGCATTTATTACATCATCAAATAGCTTTTGCATTTCTTTCACTTCTGCAAAAAGTTTTTGTAAATTAATGTCAGAAACAGAAACACCTAATTCTTTAGCCATTTTTTCAATGTCATTTGCTTTTTTGTTAAAATTTTTAATTCCACTATCTCCAAGAATAGCTTGTTTTTTTAAACCACTTAAATCATTTTCAATTTTATTTTTTATTTTGTCAAGTGATTTATATATATTTAAAGCATCATCAACTAAAGCCAACTCAACTTTCTGCGTTGCTAATTCAACCTTATCTGCTTCTGCTAGTTTATTAAAAACTATTTTTTGTGTGTTCATATTTATATAATAAAATTTAGTTTATATTTTGTATTTTCAAATTAAAATTATTCTTCTTCATCTGCATTTATCCTTCCTATTCCTTGTTTCCAATACTCTGGAGTTTCACAATGTTTATCCGTATTATTAGTACATTCAATTGAATACGTGTTTTTACACTTACAATAAATTGCCCTCATTATGATAATAATTTTTTAAGTTCTTCTATTACTGATAAATCTTCTTTCAATTCTTCGTTTGGTCTTTCTAACTTGTCTGCAAAATAACCCTCTATTGAAAAACCTTTTACTTTTCCAGTCTTTACATAATCATTCCATATTTCATCATTCTCAACCTTAACAGATCCCATCCAAGTACCAACTGGTACATCTAAACCATATAATGCAGTCTTGTCTTTTGCCTTATCTTCTACAATCCAGCTTTCAACAAGTGTTAAATCTTTTAATTCTGAATCGTGTTCTAATGTTGAATTAGATTGATTACCATTCTGTAAATACATTTGTGATGCCTTTGCAACCGTTTTTTCTGAAAAGAATATATAGTATTCTTCTTCTCCGTTTCTTCTGTAAATTGGTTTCTTTGGTATTAATAAAGCACCCATTAACAATCTTTTTTCTTTGCTTATTTCAGCAAGTTTTATCTCTTGATTGTTAAGTGCTATAAAATCTGATTCAATTGCAGGATTCTCAACAACGCTAATCGCTTCAACTCCAATTGCTTCATCATCATCTAAAATAAGTTCTATCATTTTCATACTTATATAATATTTTTTTTATTGTTTTTTATATTTTCATTTTAAATAGATGCACCCTCAATAATATTTCTATCCATTTCTTGTGCTGTACTAACATCATTCGATACTACATAAGCTTGAACTGGTTTTTGTGATTGTCCACCTATTGCAGTTGCTAGTTGGTTTGTATCACTTGCACCTACTACATTAAATGCAGGAGGTAAAGAAGGAACAGAAGGTGTTGGAGGTGTTGAAGGTGGTGAAGGCATAGTACCACCACCACCAGATTCTTTTACGCTTTTTATTGCAGATATATTTTTTAATGCAACTGCTCCAGCCAAACCTGCTTGTACTATTGGATAACCGGGAAAAAATGCAGTAATAGGAGATTTCTGTGCAGTAGAATAAGCATTTTGAACACCCTCAACTCCACTAATAGTTGCACTTGCTAATGCCATAGCTTTTCCTATCTTACTATCTTTACCTGCTAAATTTGCTATCTGGTCAAAAGTACCTTTAGCATCTGATAATGTTTGTTTTCTTCTTAATTCTTCTATTTTAGCTTTTTGGTTATCTCTTTCTATATTTGTTTGCCTTGACTGTTCAGTAAATTGATCCAAAGCTATTTGTGCATCTTTTTTTGCTTGTGTTCCTGTGTTTTCGTTGTCAATTATTGTTTGTAATCTTTCTTGTTCTTTTTCTTGTTCAAGTGCATCAATTTCATCTAATGCTAATATTTTTGCTAATTCATCTTCTATTAACTCTGCATTGAATCTTTGTCTTTCAATACCCAATTGTGATTCACTTTCTTTTTGTGAACTTGTAAGTTCTACATTTTCTTTTTGTAGTGATATTTGATTGGTTAATTGTTCTGATTTAAAACCTGCTACTTTTGCATCAATAGCAATCATTTCAGTTTGCAGATCGTAAATTTCATTTGATAATTCAATAGAAGTACCTTTTAATCTTTCTTCTTCTTTTAAAGTATCTATTCTTGCTTGAACTGTTTTCTTTTCTGCTTCATTTTGTATTAATAATATTCTACCTAACTCCTCATTTGCTTTTATTTTTTCTGAAATAGATTTACTTTCATCATCTCTAATTTGCCTTTGTTGTTCAGCTTGTAAATCATATTGCTCAACCAATCTCTGTTGCTCTTGTGCTAATCTTTCAAAATTCTTTTTTGATGCTGCCAATCTTTTTCCATCAGAAATTGCTTGTTTAACATCTATTGTTTCTATTGCATCAGAAGTAGCTTGTGCAACACCTTCAGCTAAAGCACCAACTTCGCCAACTGCTTCAACAAAATTTTCTGCTATTTGTGATCCAGCTTCTGAAATTCTTTCTCCTGTTTCTGCTAACTTTTCTTGAGTTTCTTCAATAGCAATATTTAATCTTTTAATTTCTTCTGGATCTCCATTACCTAAAAATGATTCTTCCCAAGCTAATTGTGCTTTTTGAACACCAAGAACAAGACCTTGAATTGTACCTGCAACAAGATTAACAGCTATTGATAATCCACCACCTAAAACTTTTTGTAAAGCATCAAAACCTCCAGTAGCATCTGAAACGTTTTTAAACATATCTACAAAAACGGTTGTTATTTGTTTCATCACAATACTAATAACTTCAAAAGCAGCACTCAAACCATCTACAACTTCTTGATTCTCCATCATTGCCTCCCCTAGCTTGTCTACTACTTTCATAATAATAGAAAAACCAGCAGCTTTCATTGCAAGTCCAACCCCCTTAAATCCGTTTGATAATAGTTTTGTACTTTTTGAAATTAAGCCTGTTGATTTCTCAATCTTGTTTAAAGATTTTTTACCATCTTCTCCAAGTTCTGTAACCTTTTTATTTAGCTTTTCAATTTCTTTTACAGCTTTATCAGTTTTAGCTTCTAGATCAATTATTATCTTTTCCATTCTAATTCCTTTTTTTGTCTTTTTAATAACTCTTTAAACGTATCTGGAAATTTATTTTTTCCCTTCGCTAATTGCACTATCTTTGATTTGCAATCTGTATCTTTTAATAAATCTAATATTTGTTGTATCATAAATCGTTGAGTAATTCTAAATCAGATTTACCATTTTTTAAATTAGTTTTTATTGAGTTTATTTTATAACTCTTTCCATTTATTACAAACCTATCTGCTAACGTGTAATTTCTTAATATTCTCAATGGTAAATAAGCAGTAACTTTTGTAATCCTATTTGTTTCTTGAAATACACTTGTTATGTAGTTCTTGTGATATGCTTCAAATAATGAGTTATCGAAACCATTATCTATAGGGGTCTTCTAAAGCACCCCATTCATTTGGTTCTTTATTAAAATTCATATTATATGAACTTGTTGCAGAAGATAAAGCAACACTATTTGAAGGAATGTTGTATATTGTTAAATCTGTTTGGTTTGTTGGAGAATTTAAAAAAGCTATTTGATTTCCGCTTGTTACTCTTATTGGATAAAACAACAAAGGTTTTCCTATATAAGACTCTTGATTGTCATCTACAAACCAACCATATTGTGCAGTTGTAATACCATCGCCATTATTTGTATTTTCATCAATTAACCTTTCATATTTCATTTGTGCAAATGGTGTCTTTACATTGTAGATACTACCATCTAATTTTTGCCCACTATCGTATTGTGATTCCCCCCAATTACTTCCAGAAATTTGCGTATGCTTTGCAGCTAAAAATGTTTTTGTGTCCTCGTGTTTAAAGTTAATTTCTCTATATGGTAAAGCAACATTTACTTGACTTTTACTAACATCTACATATTTAGTTATATCATAAGAACCACCTTCTAAATAAAAATCATCTAAAGTTTTAACTGTTATTTCTGTTTTGTTTTTTTCAACATATGCTGTAAGATTAAACATTTTAAATAACCCACTTAAAAAATCAATTATTTTTATATTTGGTATTTGTTGAGTAATATCAAATTCAAAAGTATTTAAAAATTCATAATTAGATATTGTATAGGTACTACCCCAAGGTTGTTGTTCATTAGGTGGTTCATATTGTACAGACCATTTAATAGTATCAAAAGTGATATTTGAACTTGATTGTATATATGCGGAATAATTACCTTGCCCATTACCCATAAAAAAATTATATTTTGAAATACTTTCATAACCAGTAATATTACCAGTACTATAAACTTGACTTCCGTTAAAATAAATTAAAATTGTATATTCAACATCATTATAATCACTATTAGGAGTAGTAATAAATTCAACTTGGTTGTAAAAATCTGGATAACCATTTATATAAAAAACAGAAGATGAAAGCATTTTAGTTTTAGTATTACTATTCAAACTTGTTGGTGTCCACCCACTAATTAAAGAAGAGTATTTACATCTTTATTTAAATTTTCTACACCTCCTTTTTTTCTGTGCAACCACATAAAAAGATTGTAATAAGGTGTATTAGTGCTGTTAAAAAAATCATTACTAAAAGATAGACTATATTTATCCTCTATTGCTTCAATTATTTTATGCAATCTAATTGCGTATTTTAATTCTGAATATAAAACCCCGTGAACGTGTCCATTGTCAAAAGCTATATTACCAGGGTCATTTGCTGAACTATGAGAATCATAGGTTAATCTTTGTGTATGCGTAATTAATGGAACAATAATATCACTTGTAGCTAGGTTTGCTTGTAAAGAAGCTTTTACATTTGACGCATCGTATGTCTTGTTTAAATCGGTTAAAGTATTTAATTCTAATAATTTATCATCTCCTAAAATATCTTTTAAGGTAACAGTATTCCCAAAGAATGTAATCTTATATGTATGAGGTTTATTATCCCTTAAATCAACCCCCTCAAGTTTTATTAACCCCTCTGTAAATGGTGTATTGTTTAATTCTATATTTGCAGGTTTTCTAATCCTTGCATCAAAACCTCCAACAATATCAAAATTATAATAATGCTTAAATATTTTATTATTCGTTTTACTTGCTGGTAAACTAAACGTTTTTGTAAAGTCCGTAAATATTTTTGAAATATCTTTTACGTTCTTTATTGATTGCGTTATTACGACACTTTCATCTGTAAAAGTATCTAACCTTTGCCCTTCAATATATAATTGTATCTTCTGCATTTATCGAATGTTATTTATAGCATCAAAAGAATAAGAAACATCTACTGTATAATCTACTAGTCTATCATTTACACTTGTTTTAAATGTCAAACTATTTGTATTTAAATTTACAGGTGTAACAACTGAATTTAATTCTAACCAGATCTGTTCTGATTGCATTAACTCCTGCATTAAATCATTGTAACTTTCATCTACATAACCAGTATTGATAGTTAGCTTTTTACTTGAGTTTACATTAAACGTTTGATTTTGGTGTATTGAAGTATCATAAACACCAGTTTGTGAATTAATAGTAAATCTGTTAAACGTTTCTTTTTTAGTGTTTACTTTTTCTATTGATTTTTTAAAGAACCATAAATCTTGTAAAGCACCAAAACGATTAACAAAAGTTAATTTGATTGGTTCGTATTTACATTCGTTTAAAGTAATTACATCTACTATTTTAGTTTCTGGTAATCTTACTGAAGGATGCCAAATATCAACATCTAAAGCACTTGTTCCAGCTGCAACTATAACCATTCTTGAAGGATTCCCATCTCTTGCTTTAATCCCGGAAACTTTGTGTTCAACCCAATTACTTGTCAATGTTATTGTTTCGGTAAAGTAGTTTGTATAATCATCCCCTAATTCTTGAAGTTTAATTTGAACATCTCCAGTTCCTTTAAGAAAAACAGATATAGTAACCTTTTCCCCATCTGTTCCTTGAATTCCAGTTGTAGATACATATCCTCCATTACCAGAAGGACTTGTTACGTTATATGCTGATGCATCTCCAATAGGAGAAGTTACATTACTCGTTCTAATTGTATTAGCAGGAGTAGTACCACCAGTAAACCAACCAACGCCATTGCTATAACTTGTTATATCTATACTTGGTATTAATTCAGTACCTTCTGCTTTTATAGATACATTATCAATAGAACCAACAAAACCAGTACTTGTATAAAAATTAAATCTATTATTTCCAGTTACCCCTTGAGTAAAAGTATATGTATATACACCAACTTCATTAAGTGGGCCACTTATATTAACCCCACCAGAACCAGTAAACGCAGCCTATTGAGCCAGAAGTGTAAGATGTTATTTCAAATGTAATAGTATATTTATTTCCTACTTTAGGTACAAAACTAGTAGAAGTAGCACCTGTTGAAACATTTGAATTTATGTTTAAAGAACCGTTAGATATAGAAACTCCAGAACCTTTAGTCCAATAACTATCATTCTCAAAACTTCCATTTTTAAGCAATTCAGAACCAGTTTCTAAAACTACTTTATCAACTAAATATAAATCATTGTTTTGTAAGAAAGAATTTAAACAACTACCTTCTTCGTACGTTCCACCATCTTCTATTACTCGTTCTTTAAAACTATCAGTTGCTTCAATATATTCAAATACTTCTGTACTACTTGAAGGCACTACTTTATTAAATGTTTGTGAACCTTTGTATAAATATGTAACTTCTTTTATTTCATTTCTATCTACTGGTATTCGTATATCTTCTCCATATAAAGTATATATAATATCATTTGATTGCATATACCCTTGAGTAACACTTGGATTAGAACCTTCTTCAAAATAACCATAGCCATCAATACCGAAAAAAGTTGTAGTACCTAAATTAGTTTCTTGTCCTCCAGCATTTGCAAGAGTATATTTGTACAATACATAACTTACATTTACATTTAAATCTGATGCATTTATACTTCCGTTGTATTTAATATCTATATAATCCCTTACAAGTTCTGAAATCTCAAACAATACAAAGTTGTTATTATTTGCAGGTTTGTTTTTTACTATTCTATAAGCTAAAGTACCATCTATTGTGATTTCTATTTTAGCTGATAAATCTGAACCAATATTTTCTGAAATATAATAAGGACTTCTTAATAATACATTTGCCATTACTTAATTGTTTACTGTTGTTTTTATTAATTGCTCAACATCTAATTTATATGCTTCAATTAAATCTTTATCTAAATTCTTAAATGCTTTCTCAAATGGTTTGGTAAAGAATAAACTAGGCGCAATACCTTTATTATAAATGCTTCTACTAATCAAGAAAGCTGTGCTATTATAACTCATAAACCTCCCTGTTTTTTTATCTCTAAACTGAAAACGCCTTCTTTTAACCCACTTATTTATTCCCTCTGTTAAACCTCCTTTTTTACCTTTGCCAGATCCAAATCTAAATGGACTGTTTGGAGCTTTTGTACTTGATGTTTTTCCTCTTACTCCCTTGTCTTGAAACACACCATAATCTTCCATTGAGAAAGTTAATTGAAAACTATTTTTAGAAACCTTTACATCAGAATCTAAACTTTTTGACAATTCTCCAGTAGCATTTTTATCAGAAGTTTTAAGATTCATTCTTGATTTTGTTACTACATACTTTGCAAAATTCCTTAATTCTTTCTCTACATTATCTAACATATATCAATCTCATTTGGAATCAATACATCTAAAGTTAAAGCCCATCCAGCAACCTCGTTTTCAAACCTATCATAAAAAGGTTCAAAGTTTGGAGAACCATCTAACTGATACAAGTCTTGGTATAATGTTCCACCTCTTAAAACCTGTACCAACTTATTTAATACAACTAGCTGTGTATTCAATATATCTTGCTCGTTATTATTACCTACAAAAATATCAACCACTTCTTCTTTTGAAACATCTACAATATCCATTGCTAAAACAGATAAACTAAAACGCAATACATTGTCATCATTACTAACATTATTCACAATGATATGTGATAAAGGATACATTGTCTGCTTGGCTAAATCAATGCGTGTAATATCTCCAGTTGTAACTGTATTAACATTTACATCTGATAACAATTGATTCTTTATTGTTTCTGTTACTTGATAAAAACCTTTCATTAGAATTTATTTTTTATTTGCTGTTGCTCTATCTCTGCCTTCTCTTTTGTGAATGATAAAAAAGTAAAACATTGATGTACATTTAATTTAGTGATATCTTCAAATCGTTCAACACATCCGTTAGCGAGTGCATAAATTGATTGATACCATCCCCATTTGCTTCCGAATTGAGCTGATCTTGAATAGCCACCATCTCCGCTTGATTGTTGGAATAAAGTATCGTATGCCTCGACAACTCTATTCCTAAATTGTAGAAAAAAAAAAGGCTACCAATAGCTGCACCTAATGGCATATCTTTCATCACCTCTGGATTGTTTACATTATAATCTTCTATGTTATATTTCCCTAGCTTACTTGTTTTAATTGGTCTGTATAAAACATTCATTGCAAGGTGCATCTGTTCCCATTTACTTGCATTGTTATCTAGATCAATATATTCTCCTAAACTCATATCATCTAAATCTGGTATAAAACCGTATTCAACTCCATTCATTTCAAACCTTTCAACGTGGTCTGGTTTAGATGCAAGTAATTCAGATAAAATATCTATTATTGCTGTAACACTACTCATTTTTAATTTGTAGCTATCAGATAAAGGTATTCCACAAAATATCTCAATCATTTTAGCATTTAAAAAATTGCCTTCTGGATTGTTTTCTGCTATCTTTAGAAACTTTTGATACTGTTCTAAAGTTATTTCATTTAAGTTAGTTGGAACGTTTATTTCAATCTTCATACTTATATAATACTTTAATGTTAATTTTTTATAAAAAAGTGTTTACAATTTTCAAATGCTTTTACTAGAAGTAAATATTGATTTGGTTTATTTGGTTTTGCAATCCTTATTTCTTTTCCTGTTTTGTGATGTATAAAACATTCCACCATTGCAATCATTTGTAAATTATCCATTATCTTATAAAGTATTTACCAGCGTTTGGATTCTTTAATTGTGATGTAATTGCATAACGACAAGCATCAATACAATGATTAAAAGCATCAATAGGTTTGTTAATAGTATTCCCTTCTCTATCTTTCATCCAAGTATAAGATTGCAGTTCTTTTATTAAGTTCTTGCTTCTACTTGTTACAAAGATTTTGTTTTGATTGATTAGTTTATTCCATATACAATTGAATCCTTTCCCTTTTGTACAAGGAAGTATTTTGTGCCTATATGTTTTTAGTTCTGCAATTGATTTTGGTTCTGCTGAATCAGCATATATTACTTCTTGTATATTGTTTTCATTTAATAGTTTTGATATATCTGAATTAAGTAATTTCTTTTGATAGATAATTTCATCAAATATATAAGCATCATTGTATTTATATAAACCTATTAATGTAGTTGGGTCATTGCTATAACCAAAGTCCATACCATAGCACAATAATCTTGCTTCTGATGGTAATTGTATCTCTTTCCATTCTTTTATACAAACACCTTCTAAAGAACCTATTTGACCAAGTCCGTAAACCCTCCACCAGTTTGACCAATACTCTGATGTCTTTGCTTTATCTCTTGCAGCTTCAATATCTTTTACAATCGTTTCTGGCAATGCTTCATTGTCTAAATAAGTAAGTGTAATAAAATCCGCATCATCATTACCAACTACTTCTTTATGCGCCCAAAAGTTTGCTGTTGGATTAAAATCAATCCATATATCTCCAGAAGTTCTTATTGATAATTGTGTATATGCTTCAAAAGGTACATTGTTTGCTTCATTTACATATAACACACTCCTTCTTGCACCTCTTAATTTATCTGGTTGTTCAACTGAAAAGAATTCAATATAACTACCGTTTGTGAAAGTATATTTTAATGATGATCTGTTCCATTGGTTATCTCTGAACCTATTTGTTTCAATCATTATTTTAAGAAAGTCTTTCATTGCTCCCCTTCTTAAATGTGGGATTGATTCAGATACAACACTTGTTTCAAGCATAGGAGTTCTTATACACCTATCAATAAGAATTGGTATTATACCAAAAGTCTTACCAGCAGATGTACCTCCTTGAATAACCTTTTTTACGCTTTTTAAGAGCATATAATTTTCTTATGGCTGTTGTTGTTTGAAACACTAATCTAAATCAAATAAAGGTTGTTCTGATGTTATTGAGATGTCTTTTGTTTCTTTTGGTTTACCTGCATAATAATTATAAAACATTTGCACAAACTTAAAGTCTCCTTCTTCAACTCCTTTTTCAAGAGCTTTAAATGCTTTTGGTTCTAATGGAGATAATCGTTCAATCATTTGCACTTCTTCTGATTTACTTTTACGACCAGCACCCTCTCTTTTTCCTCCTCTTTTATTTTCTGACATTTGAAATAATTTGATTATTCATATAATTATATAATAAAAAAAAAGCTAGTTTTTAAACCAGCTTCTCATTTAATTCTTTGATCCATTGTCTTAATCTATTTTTATTGCAGGTGCAAGGTTCTGAATACTTATGATTAAAATATTTTGAATGAAGTCTACACATTATTTTAAAATCCTCATTACTCATTTTAGATGTTGTTCTTTGTTTAACACCTTGCCATATAATTTTGTCTTCTACCATAACTCGATATCATTTAATTGTTCTTGTCTTTTATCGCACCCACAATCTTCTCCAAATATCTTTTTAACAATCCATTTGATTCCTGTGTAGGTTGTAATACGTTCTATTAGATCTCCTAGTCTCATTCTAAAATCTTTTTAGTTAATTTATCTTTTGTTTTTCTATACGTGTTATAAATTGAATGATAGGGTATATTTGTTTTCTTTGAAAGATCTGTAATACTGTATTCATATTGAACTAAATTAAACACTTTTTTATTGTACCAATGCATATTGTCCAATTCATTTAAAACAGTTTCATTTGCTTTTTCAAAATCAATATATTCTCCAGATTCAATATCAACGATTAAATCTAAAGGTACTTTGTTTTCCTTTTTCTTTTTATTACATAATTGAAGAAAGGAAGTTCTTAAAGTTCTATAAATGTAATAGTAGTTTACTTCATCTCCATAGGCAATATTCAAACCATTGTTTAACATCTTGCCAATGATTACATACATATCTCCTACAATATCTTCAGCTTCTGTTTTACTGCAACCAAATTTTAAAACGGTGTTAATCCATTTTTTATGATCTTTAAAGACTTTTTCTAACATAAATTTATATTTATATAAAAATACGTTATTAATAACAAAACTGAATAAATAGTTATAAACAAAAAAGGTTTAAGAATTAAACACAATCCCCCCATTAATGCAAATAGAAATTGTTTTTATTGCTAATATTTTTAGAAAAACAGATATGTTAAGTCATACCTTAAAATATATACTAAACTATAAAAGCACTTTATATATAATGTTTTTTTTATGACAATTTTAGTTATTCATTCAGTTTTATTTATTATTTATATTAATTCTAATTAATAACATAAACCTTCTAAAGATCCTTCACAGTTTATTATTTCGTAATTATCTTTTGTTTTCCAGTTCCAAGATTTAACTCTCAAATTTACTAACTCATATATTTCACTTCTTTTATCAATTGGTAAATCATTAATAAGAACATCTAAACGATCTAATTTACCTTTTAATATATTTTGATGCACATTAAATTTAGATTCCTTTAACGCTTTCTTTTGTGTTTTCTCAAGAGTTAAACGTTCTTTTGCTTTGTCTTTAAAATATACATCATAATAATCTCTAAATAATTTAAAAGATTTATAGTAGATATTTACTTTTGATAATGCTTGAAATATAGAAGCTCTATTTCTTTTTACACCTCTTGATTTAAACCAGTCTGCAATCATTCTATCATTCATAAAATTAACATCTTTTAATATTTTATAGAATAATGTTCTGGAGTACATTATTTTAGTTTCTCTTGATATGCTGTTTATATCAATTCCTGTTAATAGTTCAAAGTCTATTGCTAATTCATCTGCTGCTTGTTTGTTATAAGCTCCTCTCATATTATTCAACTATTTTTGCACCATTATTAAATAAAATTTTATCTGATGTATCTGATAATTCTTTTGGGTCTAAAGAATAAGCTGAACAAACTTCTTGTAATTTACTGAAATCATTAAAATCAAATTTATTTAATAACCATTGAACAAACTCTAATTTGTTTGCTACTAATTTATCTCCTAAATCTTTTTCATCTACTTCTTCAACTTTTGCAAAGTAGTTGTTTTCAATATCAATAAGATCAGCCATTGTTCTTCTTACATTGTTTTTAACCCTTTGTCTAAATAACCCAATACTATCTGCTTCTTCTAAAAAATGTAAATTTACAAATGAAGTTATAATTGCTCCACTTATTTTTTCTAATTGTTTTTCTGTTGGTTTCATAATTATAATCTTGTATATGTTTCTTTAACAAATTCTTTAAATTCTTCCCTTCCTTGAATATTTTTATCTTCTTGGTTAGATAAAGCTCTGAATAGTCTTGATCTTAATTTAAAAAAATCAATATCTTTCTTTTCATTGATTCTTGCAAAAGCCCATACTGATAAACCAGTTAGAGCAAAAGATGCTTTTTTAAAATCCTTCTTTAAATCATAACATAAACTTGCAAGTTTATCACTAAATTCTCTATTTTTAAACTCAAGATTACCTTCTCTAAATGAAGATTTAGAAACAGAATACAAGTCCACTAAAAACCCACAAGGTAAACCATCATAAATTTCATTATATAAATTATATAAATAAGCGTAATTACTGAAATACATTTCATTGCTTCTTCCATATTTAAACCAAGCATCTAGATAGTTTTCATCATTCCAAGATTTTTGTGTATTGTTTAATTTTGAAATATCTTCAATCACTTCTTTTTTGTTTGTGTATATTTTTGTGATAGCATTTACTTTATTTATAGAATTACCCTTTGGTAAATTAACAATTGCTTTACATAAATGTTGGCCATCAATAATAACATACTTTCTTTTATCAAAAGCAGATACATCTCCAACAACAGGAAATCTTAATATTCCACAATCAACAATGCTTTTAATCATTTTTTGTACGTGCTTCCCACTTAAATCTCTATTAAATTCTAGTAAATTTTTTGGTTGTAATAATTCTTTTAATTCTGTTTTTTTAAATTCTTTGATCATTTTAATTGGTTTTAATTGGTTAATTTAATTTTTATCTAATAAAATATGTTTGCTGTTGCTGATCTCCTTCAGCTTGGTAATATTGTTTTGTTAATCTTGTTTCTTCATCAAGTAAACCACTTAAATATTTGTATATAAAATTTACATCTGAATCTGTTAATTCATAATCTTCTTCATCTTTTAAAACTTCTGCATATAATGTGCCATTTACATCTAAATTAAAATCAATTAAATAATCATCTTCTTGATAGTATAAAGTAATATCATAAGGTAATGGATTCATTGAATTGCTATTGTTTGAGTATTCTGGTCTTATTGATAGTATCTTGTCTTTTAATTCTGGTATCATAATTTATCGTTTAATGTTTCTATTTTTGCTTTTAATATTTCTTCTTTAATCTGAAGTTCAAGTAACTCCATTCTATTTAAAAGATATAGGTTATCTGTTAATACAGCTAGATCTTTTATTTGTTGTATGGTTTCTATCATTTTACAATTAGGTTAATTATTATTGATGTAAATATAAGAATAATAAATATAGCAATGATAGTCATAAAGAAACTAAATGCATATTCTATTGTTTTTGTTAAAAATCTTTTCATCTTATTTTAGTTTTTTATATTTATTAGCCAATGAAATAAAAAATTTATCATCAGAACTTAACTTCAAATTTAATAAATCTTCTTTTGCTGCTTTTCTTTTTTTGCTTATTGGTAGCTTGTCAATCAACTGCTGAATCTTTTGTATTAATAATCTTCTATACATAACTATATTACTTTTACTTGTCCGTTAGTATAATGCTCACATACAACTCCAGTTGATAATGTTACAACCTTGTAAGGTTTTAGGTTCTTGTTCTTTTTTCGTTCTTTGATAATTCTTTTAATTGTTTTCATTTGTCTTTGTTTTTAAATAAATTTTTGTTCCTTTAATACTTTTTCAATAGCGTTTATAAGGTCATACTTTTGACCGAATGTAATACCTCCGTTATAAAAATCTGTATCAATCTTTTGTAGTGTTTCAATTAGTTCTTTCATTTGTCTTGGTTTTTAATTATACCGCAATATACAAAACATTTTAAGTTATTAAATATCTTTTAACAAATTTTAACATTTTTTTAACATTTTAAATAAAAAAAGAGAAGCTATATTGCTTCCCTTATTCTCTCTATTTCCCTTTCTAAATAGTCTTTTGCTTTTAATAAATCTTGCAATTCATCTTTCTTTTTTCCAGCTCTGCAAATATACTTTAATATATTGCCTCTAGAGAAGTTGAGATTAAAATCATTTATTACATCTATTACATCGTAATCTTTTCCATTGTCATAATGTGCTTGTGTGCTTCTTGTCATAATTATATATTTTTGTGTATAAATCCCAAATTGCTTGAAATGATTCTTGTTTATTAAATTCTTTACCGTTCATATAATATTTACCAGAACCTCCTCTTGAATACCATACTTTAAATTTAGATCCAAATAACTTTGGATAAATAATAAAACCTTTTTTAAAGCAATGTGCTTGTGCTTCAATATTACAGTTCTTTAAAACTATTTTTTTCTTAATCTTTGGCATTTATATCTTCATATATTTCAATTAGTTCTAAAGCCTTTTGCACTCCTTCTGCTTCACAATTTCGTTTTAACTGTGTTAATTGTAGCCAATATTCATAAATATCATTTCTATCCCTGCTATTAAAATAGCTATCAATACAACTCTTATAAGCTGCTGAATTTAGTTTATTACATTGTTCGTTTTTATAAATCATAAAAATCTTTATTTTCTAAATACTTATAATAATTTTCAGTTGCAAGATTAAGTTTATCATATCCAGATTGTATAAAGTCATCACTAAACTGAACTGTTTTTACTTCCTTTGTTTTTTTATCAACTACAATATACTTAAACTCAAAGGATTCAAATAATTCTAAATACAATGCAGCTTGTAAATCATAACCATAAAGTAAAGCAGCTTGATTAAAATTATCAATATCACTTGTTGTTTTTAAATCAACAACAACACCAGGTAATAAAACATCTGCTTTTCCTCTAAATGGCAATCCATTGTAATTTGATATTGAAGGAATTTCAAAAGAAGCATCTTTAACAATGTTTTTAAAATCATCATTTTCTAAAACAGCATCAGCAATATCTTTACATCTGTTTAACTCTGCTCTTGTGTAAACTGTTTGCGCTGGTTTTTCTTCAACAGCAAGTTTATATAATTTACTTCCTTTTGTACTATCAATTATTGTTAGTTCTTCAATTCTATGTGGTTCTAAAGCCAATAAATGTATCAACCTTCCATCTCTGAATGGTTGAGGTTCTTTTGCCTTTGGAGGTTCTTTTAACTTGTTTGCATATACTTCTGGACCTTCTAATAAACTTTTACACATTGAACTACTTAAAGCGTGTTTACTTAAATAACCATAATAAAATGAATCATCATCCATTTTTTTTAATATGTCTTTTACTTTAAATTCTTCGTTATTAAGTAGTTTTATTGTTTCCATCTTATTTAAGTTTTATTGCTTTGTTTATATCTAGCTCTGTTATTTCTTTTTTGATCCACATTCTTTTTTTAAATTCTGTTGATGCAGGTAAAGATTTTGTAAACCATTTAATATCAATTTTGTTTAGATTGAATAAATATATTCCTTCTGGAGTACTGTTTATATAAATTGGAATGTCTAAATTTTTATCTGATTCTTTTACAATAGCATCGTATTTTGACTTTTCAAGTATTAAAGTATTATAATGTTTTCTTCTACATTTTAACTCAATTCTGTTTTGAGTTTCAATATCATAACAATCCCACCTTGAAATTGGATTTTTACTGTTTACTAATGTTTTGTAATGGTTTTTTGATAGCCATTCAAATAAATCTTTTTCTTTCCAATTCTGCATAAATATATTTTAATTAAAATTCATAATCATCAACAACAAATTTAGGTAAACCGTTTTCTTCAAAAGCAAAACTAAATGTGTCAAAGTTTCTATTTCGCCCCCTTCTGCATTCAGCAGTAACCCAACCTTTATTTACTGTATTTTTTTCAAGCATTATTTGAGTTTCACATTTTTTTTCTAATGATGATCCAAGAATTCCTGTTGGTTTAGTTGAACCGTAATTAGAATGAATAATTGTTGAAATATGGCAATTTAAATCTCCAGTCCATCTTAATAATAAATCTTCAACTTCTGTTGTTTGTTGCATATTATTTACATCTGAACAAAGATCTGCAATACCATCAATAACAACTAAACCAATTTTATCATTTTGAAATTTAGTATAAAGTATGTATTCAATAAAGTTTCTTCTTTGTTTATAATCCATTGTACGTAAAGCATAAAAATGATAATTATCATCTTGCATATATCCATTCATTACTAATGGTCTTCTTGCTACTTTAGAAGCGTGAAATTTACCTTGTTCTGTATCAAATGAATTATCTTTCTTCCTTGTCTATGTCCTTTTAATTTACCTGTATATTCATTGCTTCCCTCCTTGATAAGCAGAAACAAGTAAACTCATAAAAAATGATTTACCAACCTTTGGATAAGCGTGTGTAAAACTAAAATTTCCATAGGTTCCAATTGGTATTGGATAAGTTCTTTTTGTTCCATCTGTACCAACATCAATATAAGTACCACAAGAAATAGCAACAGGAGGATAAGCAATATCTTCAGCAACATCTAGTTCTGCTTCTAGTTCAAGCTCTTCCATTTCCTGCTGGATCAGCATTCTTTTTATTTCATCTGCACCTTCATCTTTAAAATTCTTTTGTTTTTTCATCATCTATATACTTTTTTATCTTTGTTTTATAAAACTTTCCTAAAATATTATCGTTTATGAATTTATCACTTTCTAAAACGTTTTCTTTAAATTGTAGCATTGTTTCGTAATATGTCATCATAGTACGATTATAACAAATGTACATTATTTCTCGATAACAATCTTTAATATCCCATTTTTTTGTGAATTGATTACTTCCTGTATATTTAAGCCAATTACTTTCAACATAATCAACTCTTTTTCTTTTATAACCTTTTAATGGTGGTTTAGTACGCTTGTTAAGTAGTATCTTTTTACCAATATAGTATTTACTTTCTTTCCAGTTGTGTATTTTGTAAACGAATCCAATTGCTTCTTTTGGTAAATCTGAACGATCTTTTATTTGTTTTCCTTTGTAATTCCACATAAAGTAAAAAGGGATGCTATTAACACCCCTTTGTTTTTTAATTATTAAAATGGTAAATCATCTGTAACAAGTGTTTCTGATGCTTGTTGTTTTTTTCTCTGATTTTTGAACAAAAGAAGAAAGATCATCTGAAGCATAGTAAACTTTACCGTTTGCAACATAGTTTTTCTTTTCTCCGTTTTCTCTTTGTTCCTTTGTTTGTGGAATAGTAAAAGAAACATTTTGACCATAATTACCTTCTTCAAATATTGAAAAGTTTAATTTTAGTTTTTTTAATGGTTTTCCATTTTCATCTTTCTTTGGTACTAATTCTTTTTTAGCGTTGTATGTTAAAATATCTTCAAAATACTGTGAAAGTTTTTTGATTGTTTCTAACTGTAATTCAACATCTCCTAGTAAATAACTTTTGTTTGCACTCATAATTTTTGGTTTTAATTGTTTAAATTCCTACGTTAATTTTATTATCTATTACTTCAATAAGGTGTCTTAATTCACTTCTTTCTTGAACTCCCATTATATTAACACCGTTTATTTTTAAAATATAATGATCTTCGTCCTCTGTACTTAATACTTCATATTTATTCATAATTATTTATTTAAAAGTTGTTTTGTTTCTTTTGAAATTCTGTATTTTGCTTCTACTTTAGAAATTGACCCCCCTCCAGATAAATATTTTTTAACCTTGTCGAATTCAGCAGTTCCTTTATTTAACCATTCTTTATCAGATACAGTTGATTTTGATGCTTTTCCGTGTGTGTTTGTTGCATCAGCATCTTTTGTATCATCAATTAAAAATAATCCGTTTAAAGAGTATTTTCTCGCATACGAAGAAGAACTACCAAATGACTGTGCTATATCCATCCCTTTTCTATTTGGATCTATTCCAGCTTGTGCTTTTACGTGAACTTGACTTTGTCCATCAGATATTATTGCAATTGCTTCAACAAATAATATATTTCCAAGTTCTTTTATTTCATCAGAAATTGTTAATGTGCATTTGTGTTTTGAAAGCAAAGGTTTAACTGCTTCCAAAATATCTTCGCAGCTTCTGTAATTGTACTTTCCAAAATTATTCCTTTGGTTCTTTGGTGCTTTTAATTCATTTTGAATTAGTCTTAATTTTTCCATTTTACTATTGTTTTTAATTATTAATATTTACAAATATACTATTTTTATTTTTATTTGTTAATTACATCGTTAAACTTTTCATAATCATATCCTTCATCTCTAAAAGCTTGTCTAATATTTCTACTTGTTGTTTCTATTCCTTTTGCAAAACCTAATGCAAAACCTAATACTCCTAATCCTATTGATACTATAAATATTTCTACGTTCATAGTTTATTATTTTAAAACATTGTTAATTGTTGTTGATGTTGTTTAAGTCTTTTCATTGTTGCATTATAATACTCTGTATCTAATTCACAAGCGGTTAAATCAAATTTTAAATTGTGACAAGCTATTGCAATACTTCCGCTTCCTAAATGTGTATCTAATATTTTATCACCCTCTTTTGCGTATTTCATTAAAAGCCATTCATAAAGTTTAACGGGTTTTTGTGTAGGATGTATTCTAATCTCTTTGTTTTTCATATCGTGTTGAAGCATACCGTGCCATCTTAAATCTATTTTTCTAACTGCACTTTTAAAACTACAATAGGCTAATTCACAATCTGCAAAATCATTTTCTCCGTTTTCTTTATTCCAAACAATCCAGCAACTACTATTTGCACTTGGTATGTTTTCAATAAAATGATTAGCTCCCCATATTATTACATTCTTACTAACTCTTTTTAATTCTTTAAAGTATTCTTTATTTGGTGCGTTATCGTCCCAATTTTTATTACCATAATCTTTTGATTTACCAAGTTTTGAACGGCTTTTATTATCGTTTGAGCTTTCACCGATTCCATAAGGTGGGTCTACAATAGCCAAGTCAAAGTAATTATCCTCATACCTTTGCATTAGTTCCATATTATCTTCGTTTGTTATTTTCATAATTGTTTATCTTTATATTCTTGCATCCATTCAGCTAACTTACTATTTACATCTGCGTAAACGCCAAATTGTTTAAAATGCTCTTCTTGTTTATTATCTAAAAATTCCTTTGCTTCTAAACTCATAATTATTCATCTATCTTTACACTTAACCCTAAATAATTTCTTGTGCCTCTTTCTGGTATCTTTACTTGATAATTGATTGATATATCAGTTAAGTTATTATCTTGCTTTAAATGGTACTCTATTTGCTTTTTTAACTTATCCCAAGCTTCTGTACTTATCATTGTGTTTGTTTTTACTATCGTTATCTATTGTTTTTATCTTTAGTGCTGGTATATCTACTCATAAAATTCTTTTATTGTTTTATGGTGGTAACCCATAGCTTTAACTATTTCTAGCCATAATTCGTGAAGTTCATCTATTGTTAAATCTGAACTGTCTACTTGTGTAGATATTTTTTTGTTATAAAATTGTAATGTAATCTTTAAAGGTTCTTTGTGCATATCTAATTGATTTATTGATTGTTCTAATCTATCTGTATTTGCTTGTGTAGATAATAAATGTTCTGTTTCATTCATAATATTGCTTTATTGTTCTTTGCAAACCTATAAATAAATATTTAAAGTAAATGTTAAAATTTTGTTAAAATATATAAAACAAAAAAAGGAGGCTACAAACCCCCTTTTTAAAAACAAAGATAAAATGATAAAGAAAAGTAACCTTTACAAATATAAAGGTTTTAAATAAATACAAAAATTAAAGTTATAAACACTTTTTTTTAAATAAAAAAGATCCCATAAATCTTATATTTATTTTTAATAAGTTATTTTAATAATTTTTATTTTACTAATATTTAATATAATGTTATGTATGAAGTCATACATATAATTACTTAAATACTTTCTTAATAAATTGCGAAGTTATATATTTTTTTTTAAATAAAAAATTATTCTGTAAGTTATTTTATACATTTATTTACTTTATGTATAAATTAATGTACAATCTATTTATTTATAGTAATGTTTTTTGCTACCTTTTCAACACTTCTACCAACTACATATCCTCCAATACCTAACTGTAATAAGTTCCAAAACTCATCTTCTAAAGGTGGAATAGGTAAACTAAATAAAGGTGCTATAAACTTCACATAAATAACAATAAAGCCAAATGCTAACATAAGTATTGGGCGCCAAGATCTTTGCAACCAATTACCATTTGCTTCTGTAACAATAATCTCTGTTTGTAGTTTTTGTAATTCTAACTGTTGCTCTTGAAGTACCTTAAATATCTCATTCTTGGCTTTTAAGCGTTCTTCTTCTGAAGTAAATAGTTTGTCAATAACATTACCAACTTCTTTAACTAAACCACCAGTAAGCCATTTAAAAATTTTATTCATCTTTTGCCCATCTTATTTGTAATTGTCCGAAAAATAAATATAAGTTAAGTTCTGAAAAATCAAAACCTTTCTCTGGTTTATGATATTGCCAACCAATAATCATTGCATCTGGCACTAATAAAATTAAGTTTATTTCCATAATTTACTATTGTTTAAAATACGCAGGTAATTACTACCCTTGTTATAAATTGAACTATACCCGATATGATATAATATGACCTAATTACCTAAAAAATATACCCGTAATGATATAAACTAAATGAACAAACCAAGTACATAATACTAATATCTTTGGATATTTCACACAATCTGTTCTTATGATTGCTCCCATAATAAACATAACTGAATGAAATAATCCTCTTAATATGTCCAAATTACATTCTGTGATTTATCTAAATCTGAATCTACGTGAATAAAAGTATCTGCTATTCCTATACGATTAAATCCAACTGCTAATAAAGCATCTAATACTAAAAAACGTGTTCTACTATCCTTTGCACTTATATCTACTGCTAAACCTTTAATATGACTTGATGAAGGGTTTTTAATTGATAAAGGGTGTTCTGGACTTCTGTAAGCAGAATTAATAATAAAAGGTATATTAGCGTATTCTCTTGCCTCATCTAATTTAGCAAGAAAATCAACATTCATATTTTCCTCTATATTCTTAAAGTACTTACTCATTCTTTTTCTGATAGCTTAATAATCTTCATAACAGTATAAACAATAGTAACTGTTAATAATGTTAATTTTAACCACATTTCAATATTTGTAAAACTTACTGAAAAAGCAGCAAAGTTTATAAACCCCATTTTCAAATCATTCATATCCATAGCA